AGATTTGAGAACCACCTGAAGCAATTGTATAATCAGTATCAGGCACTTTTACGGCACCATTGATAACAACTAAAATAGATGCTGTTGAACCTACTACAAAGTCTAAAGTAAATGTAGTTGTAGAGCTATCAGGAGTAATTGTCTGTTTACTAAATGCTCCGTATGCCGGTTCTCGTCCTATATATGCCATATTTTATCCTACTTATCTTTTAATAACCAACCTTGAGTTGCATCTACATATACTAAAGTAAATCCAGCTCTTTCAGTTGAAACTGTTAAATCTTCAGCCACACCTTGTATGTTGTGACTGTTTCTTCCAATTGTTAAATTATTTGTATCAAATGTTCCAGCATAATCAATAAAACTTATTTCATCACCGATTGCTGCTGAAGCAGGTAATGTAGCAGTAAAAGCACTTGAAGTAGTATTGCAAAAATAACCTTCACTTTTAACAGCTGTAAATCCTGATGTCTTAACGGCCTGCCAAGAAGTACCAGCAACAATTGTTCCTGAACCTCCTAATGAAATTGATGTGCCATTAATTGTAATACTTGAATTTGCTAATTCTGCATTTGAAATTTCACTGTTAGCTAATGTAACTGTTTTACCTGAAAGGTCTAAAGTTGCAGCAAGTTTAACAGCTGTAATAGTACCATCAGCAATTTCGGCTGCTACGATTGTTCCGTCTGCTATTTTATCAGCAGTAATAGATCCATTAGCAATTTTATTTGATGTTACGGCGTTATTTGCTATTTTACTTTCTGTAACTGAATTATCAGCAACAGTTAATGTTTCGTATGGTTTACCAGGATTGATTACGTATATTTCAGCAGCACTTTCTGGTGCTGTAGAAAAAGTAATTCTTTTTATATTACCACTGCCGTCAGCGCCTAAAGTATATGCTTTTCCAGTTCCAGGTTCTTGTCTAACGTTTTCTACAAATACTTCAATATCAAAATCACCACCTGCCGGAGCAGCAAAGGTTAAATCAAATGCAACTGTAGAACCGTCACCTGTAAAAGTATCTTTATTAGCAAGACCTTTAAATGTATCTTCAGGTTTTTTACCTATGTAGGCCATTTATTTTTTATTCCTTGTTTTTATACGTCTTCCAATACCGAAATTGTAGCGTCAATTGAAGTAGCTGTATTTGATGATACTCTTAATACATCTCCTGCTGAACCAGTGTGTTGCAACACAATTTTATTTCCTGACATTACTTCTAATGAAGAACCTGCTGGAATACTTGCGTCTTTTACAATATATACGTCATTCGATCCATCGTTATTATCTAAAAATACAGAAGCAGTAACACCTGAAGCTGTTTTATTTGCTAATGTAATTCCGATAACGATAGATTCTAATGCTGTTGAACCAGCACCTGCTGGAACTGTATATACTGCTGAAGCTGAAGCACCTACTGATGTGTTTACGCTTGGTACTGTAAATCTTTTAAAATCGTTAGCCATTTTTTATTATTCCTTTTTACTATTTATAATACTTTTTATTTAACCTATTATTTAACCTAAAGCAACAGCTTGAGCTATTGCAAAAGGTTTAGTTGCTACAGATATACCATTTACTTGTACGTCTGTTGTTCCATTAACTGTTAATCCTTGTATTGTTCCAGAGGCAGTTAAACTCGTAATTCCTGATATTGTACTATTTAATGAAAATGTCACTGTATCAGTGGCCGATACTGTAGCCGTAATTTGATTTGATGTACCAGCAAAAGTTAATACATCACTTGTTGAAATTGTTTGTGTAGTAGATGTTGAATCTCTAAATGTAAATGAACCAGCAGTCAGTATAGCAGAATCTAACTCATTAATGGCCCCTACAACACTTGTTGCAGTAGTTGTTAATGTAGCCGGATCGCCTATATCAGTTGACGATAAACTATTAAACGTGGTTCTAAACGTTTCGAGTGTATCTGTAGTAAGTACTGTTCTTGCTGACATTGTTTATTTTTTAATTACCTCTTTTAATAAAGTTTTAATTTCAAATAACTCTTGTTTTAATAAATTAATTTCTTTCACAGTATTTCTTATTTCATCACTTTGTTGTTCTCTACTTCTAATTCTATTCATATATATTTGATATTCATTTTTAGAAGTATTAACAATAGCATTTGATCTTACATCTCTTGCTAATGAATCGTGTCCTGCTACTTTAATTTTCATATTACACCGCTAAAGCTATTCCTCTTAAATCTCTTATAATTGGAGGATAAGATGAATTGCTTCCTTTCATAACTATTTTAATTTGAAATGCTGTAAAATGATTTATGTTACTTGCCGAATATTTGTATTCTTTAAATACATTATCATTTTCTGCTGGCGTAACAGTTATATCTTCTTCGCCGGCTGTATTGAAAGGTATCCAAGATAGATCACCTATATTTCTAACTTCTTCTGCACCTGACACACGATAAAATAATCTTACTGATGAAGTTGTTTGAACGTTTTGAGTTAATCTTACATCTAACGCTGTAGATAAATTTTCTAATACAATTGGTCTTGTGCAATAAACGGCCGCTGATGAAGTTCCTGTTGGAGCTGTATCAGCAACAAAATTTGGAGTATTACCTGATGTAGGAGCATTTAATCTGTTTTGAACGGCCACCATACTCATACGTTTTACATCTAACACTGGTGAAAGTTTTGTGCTTGTTGTAGATAATGAAAGATTTAAAAATAAAGATTTAGAACCTGACATTTCATTTGTTTCATTAATAGCACTTGCCACTAATTGTGGAGATGTAAAGTAAATATTATCTCCAGATATTACATTCAGAGCATTTGCTGATGAGGTTAAACTAAACTCAGATTCAGAACCGTGTATTGATTTACCTGATGTTGTTCTCATTTCATAACTAATTGTTGTACTTGGCACTGTCATTGTAGAAATATTTAAACAAGCTACATCAAAAATTCTATTTTGTGTGACCGTCACTGTTGTGCCACCAATATCGCCTGTAGCTGTAGCTGTGCCTGCTGTTGTAATATCATAACTGTCTAAAGTTACGTTTGAAATACTTGTATATGTTCCATTAATTTGTGCTGAAGTAATACCGTTATATGTACCAGCAGCAACGCCAGCAATTGTAACGTTGTTACTTGTGCCGTGCATTCCGTGATTTCTATGGAATACTTTTATTACACCAGAAGTATTTGTTGTTCTTAAAGAATTATTTGGTAATGTTCTTGTAGGTATAACATCATTACATAGTGTAACGGTGCCTGTGACATTACTAAATTCAGCTCTATTAATTTTAAATTTTATATCTGTTGTTTGATCGGCCGTCCAAGTAGAACCGTTTTGTGATTTAAAGAAAACACCGGCATATGGATTGGATGAAATAGTACGATCTGAACCTACTTGTTTTTCGCCTAATGTGGCCACCCAAGCATTATAATTATCACAGTTGCTTAATAAACAAAAACAATATTCTGTTTTTTCTTGTAAATAAACTGGCGAAGGAAATGTAAACTTAGTAGTTATTGTAGCGTCATCAGATATATTTACTGAACTTGGATTTAATACAACTTCTCCAAATGGTACAATACTACGAGAAGGATAACCATTTACAACTTCTCTTATTTGTAGTGTAACTGGAATATTATCATCTTTTGATTGAAAATAAGTTTCAATTGAAGTTACAAATACACCACCTGTGTCATCTATTAAAAATGTTTGTGCTATAGGGTCAATCCAACCTACAACTTCTGTATTTGTTCTTGTAGATTCTCTTGTAATATTTCTTGTATCATTTGTTGTTTGTCTTACAAGTACAGGCTCTCTTGTAGAAACGATAGTGTTTTGCACTGTTTCTAAAGAACCTCTTGCTACATAATCTGCTTCAGAAGAAGTTTCAACATCATTTGTTGAATTAGTAGGTTGACTTGTTAATCTGAATACTCGTTGTCCTGTTCTCCATCTAGGATTACTGTCATCAGTAGGATCAGGAATAGCAAAAGTACCTGATACAGCACCATTGGCATCTGTTACTAAATTACCAGCTAATGAACCACCTGTTGGTGTAACATAAGCAGTTATAGACACATTGTCAAAGAAAGGATAAACTCTTGTATTAGGTTTCATTCTTGTAGCAGTAAAATTAATTATTCTGCTTCTTATAAAAGGTATGAAAGCTATGTTTAATACTTTGTCACCTAAAGATGTTCTAACAACTTGAGGAACTAAAGCTGTTCTTACACCAGAACGTGTTTGAGAAACTTGTTGTGTAACTGTTGTTGTTACATCTTGTACCCAAGGTCGTCTTCCACCACCTCCAGCATCTCTTGTACCTGATCTTGTAACACTTTCTACTGGCGTGCCTTGCCAAAAATCTTGCCACTCATTCCATACTGTATCTATTTCTACACTGTCTAAATTAGGATTACCTAAATTACGAATCATTGTATCGAAAGCTCCTTCTTGATTTATTAATAAATCAGGAACTCTATTTGTTTCTTTCCATTCATCGCCTGGAGGATCAAGTGTAATTGAACCTGCCCAAGTAAATATATTAAATGGATTTACGTTTACAAATCTACTAGCATAAGGTTGTTCAATGATAGTATTTTCAGTATAAGGTAATGTAATTAAATCTCCAGTTTTAGCATAATTAGCTGCTGTTCGATCAGCGGCAACAATTGCTGTACCATCATCATCTGCTTCAATTAATTGAACAGACTCAGAACTAAACATAGGTCTTAAAAATCCACCAGCCATATCAATAGAAACTTTGTAATCTAAATTACCTACATCACCTATGCCGTGGCCAGTAAAGTTATCTACAATAAATCCATTTTTAAATCTATCAAATCCTTCAGCGTCTTGTATTTGTAAAGATTGTGCTTGTGTTTCTAATAAAGATAATTGTGTATAGTATTCTACATTTTCAATTCGTTTTTCTAAACGGCCAATATCTCTCATTGTGTATCGTTTATTGTCTTGTTTTTGTATTACTAAATCATTTGTATTTAATGTATATGCTCTTAAAAATACAGTATATAAGTGCATAGCATTTTCAAGACCTTTTGGTATTGAAGGCAATAAAGCACTAGCGCCTTTGACTACTTTAAAATTACCATCTTTATCTAAAAATATTTTATCTGTTCTTGGTAAATAAAATTCAAAATCAGAAGTTATATCTGAATTAAACTGAACTATATCTATTGTTGAAGCTCCTGTACCACTATATTGTCTATCTTGTGTAGAACTTATAACCGTTGAAGCATCATCAACCCTAGGTCTAAAGTCCAAACAATCTCTTAAATCGTAATCTTTTCCTGTAGTATCAGAAGTGTAAGTAGGTATATCTTCATAACTTATAACACCTGAATATGAATCAACATCAAAATAATCTCCTGAACCGTGAGAGAAATAATCAAAATTAATTAATAATCTTCCTGTTGGTGTAATAGAACCTGTTTTTAATTTGATTCTACCAATGTCATAGAAATTATCTCTTTGACCATTGTCTAATGTAAATCTACTTGTAATATCTGTATGACTTGTTGTAGCTGGAGTACTAAAATCAGGAGACATATAAACTGAATTGATTTGATAAATGTCTGATTTACTTAAACCAATTAAACCTGATTCAATTATTGTTTGACTCGAAATAGCAACTGTTGAAGCTGTATTTAAAGTTTTTGTTTTAGAACCAGCAACTGAACGTACTACAGTAGCTAATATTTTAATTTTAGCACTTGAATAATTTGAACCAAAATCCAATGTTAATGTTTTACCTGTTGGAGATCCACCTAAAGTAAATATTGGATTACCTTGATGATTATTACCAGTCAAACTTAGTACATCACCAGTTGTACCTGAACCGGAACCTGACATTATTGATACAACAAAATCTTTTTCAGTTAAACTTGAAAATGTTTCGTTTGTTCCTGCTGTAATTGTAGCAGAGCCAGAAGAAAGAGTTGCTGTAAAATGTCGTCTTACATTAAAGTTTGTATCTGTGATACCAGAATTGGATGTTGTTTTTAAAGTTTTAATTCTTGTATTTGGTAATTGAAATATTGATATATTTTTATTTGAACCTTGTAATTTGCCACGTTTTCTTGTACCTTGTGTTTTTGTAGATACATCACCACCACCTACTGCTATAGATAATTCTAAACTTGTATTTGAAGAAATAGATTCAATTATTCTTGTAACTGAAGTATTAGCATCAGTTGTAAATGTAATCGTATCACCGATTTGCAATTCAGTTGTAAATAAAGTACCAAATCCTGTAACTGTTGTACCACTGTTCGCTACTGAAAAACTTCCAAATATAGGATAATTTTCCCCATAAGTCGAATCAATTGATGTATCTGCTGTGTATGTTGGAGAACCTGACATACCTAATTGTCTTACAGAAGTAAAATCAAAAGTTAAAGCACCTTTGAAACCATATCTATCATTTTGAATTACTGCCGTAAGTGCAGAAGTAGCACCTGTAATTGTTTCGCCAGCAACAAAAGAACCTATTACATTATT